TAACAAACTTTTAGTAGAGGGCGGTTATAGCGGACTAAGTAAATTGTCACTCAACGAATTACAGGAAAGAAAGAATGCTAATCTCTAAAACTGATAAGAATACCGTGTATACCTTCAAAACTTTTGCTGGTGAAGAAATAATCAGTCGTGTTAGTGAAGAAAATGCTACTACCTATACTTTACTAAAACCACTTGTAATGATTGCAACCCCAAACGGTGGCTTTGGATTAGCACCTGCTATCTTTAGCGTTGCACCTACCGATCCTGTAGTGTTAAATAAGAGAGCAGTTGCGCTTTCTGGCAGAACAGAAGGTGACATCGCTACTCAGTATCTGCAGAAAACTACAGGTCTGACATTAGCTACTGTTTAAAGGAGATCATATGCCTATTCCAACCAAATTAGGAAGTCGTAACACTGCTGGTGGAATAGCAATGATGGGCGATACCTCAGTATTAATTAATGGCAGACCAGCGAGTCGTATTGGCGATTACGTGACAGGTCATCCAGGTTTTGATCCACGACATCCTCATCCACCTAATCCAATTGTTATTGGTAGTCATAATGTAATAGTTGGTGGTAGGCCACTTGGTTATCTAAGTGTATTAGATGCGTGTCGCCATATCATGATACCGCATGAATCAGATGTATTGATAGGGCAATAATGGCACTAGGAAATTATACAAGTGGATCAGGAACTATTACTGTATCAGCAGGAACTACCACAGTTACTGGTAGTGGAACAAGTTTTCTAAGTCAATTAAAACCAGGCACAGTTATTGGCAATATTACTAATAATTTTGCTGGCTATATATCTACTGTTACAAGTGACACATCGGCAACCTTGTTTTCAGCAAGTGCCATTAATATTATAGCCAATTCATTTACATATCGTCCAGTAACATCTAATACTGTCACGTATACATATTATACAAGTGGCAATATCACTGCTAACATTTATAGTCAAGTTGTAACTGGTATTGGTACTCATTTTGCAACTGAAATAAATTATGGAGATACACTTTATATTTCCAATTTGGCTATTGCAAATGCAAGTGGACCAAATGTTGCAGTTGGTGTAGTAGAATTAGTAACAAGTAATACGAGTTTGTATTTAAGTTCTAATGCTTTTGCCAATGTTTCAAATTTACAATATTGGAATACTGCCCTAACTTATACAAGCGGTTCAGTATATGGTGGTTTTGGTAGTCAGTCAAGTAATCCAAATCCAAATAATAGAGTTAGTAACATTTATACACCGCTATATAATTGGGCGCAAAGCGGTTTAATTCCCAACGTTTCTATAGTAAATAATTATCATCCACCAATTCTTGATAGTGTCACTGGTGTGTTGGTTAATTTACCAGCAAGCATTTATAAAAAAATAAGCAATAGTATTACAAATACCTATACACTAGGCAGTTCGCTTAGTTATGATGGAACTGATTTTATTGTACAAGATTTTGATACAAATCAACATGTTTTTGGAACTGATGCTTCTTATGTTTTAGACAGTTTAAATAATAGTTATAGCATTAAAGAAGCTGCGCTTAAAGGTAACGCTGAAATGTATACAGATATTATAAAAAATTTAATACCAGTAACTGCTGCAGATCACTCGGCGTCTTTTGTAGGTGCAAACGTTGCACGCGTAACGGATAATCATGATTTAGCTAAAGTATATTTTAATCAAAGTAGCCCCTTACAAACATTACGTGATAATCCTGCAAATTTTACTGCAAATCAAAATATTAATTTACGCAAAGAAGCAAAAGGGTTACGCAAATTAGTAGCTACTGGTGCTCCAATAGCAATTCCAGGTCTGTTAAACGCTGTTGCTGATACATATGTGCCTGGCAATATTGCTTGGACACCACCGCAATTTAAACAAAGTGTGGTAAATTACGTAGCAAATGCAAATGTGAGTACATCATGACAAATGCAGTAATTAAAGATACATCACTTGCTACTACTTTTTATACAGTTCATGAAGGATTTAGTGCTACTGCATATTATGATAAAACTGGTTATGCAATTGGCTATGGTAATCATTATAATGCAGATGGCAGTCCAGTTACGGCGGGTCAAACAATAAATCAAACAGATGCACAAACACTTGCATCTCAGCAATTACCAGGTTATTATAATCAAGCGGCTGGTCTTGTTGGCGTTGATAATTTTAATAATTTAACTCCAGCACAACAAGTTGCATTAGGTGATATTACTGCAAACTATGGCGTTGGTCGTGTTCCGCAAGCCACTATTGATGCTTTCAAAACTGGTGATCAGGCAACGATTGATAATGCTGTTCTTAATCAAAACAATAACTGTGCACGTGATATTGATCGTGTAAACATGATGCATGGTGCAGACCCAAAAAATGTTACCAGAGGTGGACCAAGCCAAAGTATTCCAAAAAATACAAAAGGTGCGGCAACAGGCAGTGGCAGTGGATGTGCTGGCGCAGGTCTTGGTATATTAGGCGCAATAGCTGGTGCAGGATTACTTGGTGGTCTTGGTGCAGCAATTAATGGTGCACTTGGTAGTGCATTAGGTGCATTGGGCGCAACTGGTATTACGGGTGCTATGAGTGGCGCATTAGGTTCGCTTGGTAATGTATTAGGTGGCGGTCTTGGCAATATTTTAGGTCAAGTTGCTGGCCCGCTTAACCAACTTACAGGTGGCGCAATGCAAGCTTTGAGTCAAATTGGTGCTAATATATTACCAAGTTTGACCGGTGTTCTGCCAGGTAGTATAACAAATATACTTGGTAATACGTTGGGTGGTGGTGTAGGCGGTCTTTTAGGTCCACTTAATGGTGTACTACAAAATCCACTTGGTTTACCAAATGCTATTCAACAATTTGCTTCTAACGGCGGATTAAATGGTATTATTAATCGTGTTGCAAATAATATGGTTGCTGGTGCTGTAGGTGGCGGTACTAATGCTTTCGTCCAACAAATTGGTTTGGCTAGCGCATTTAGTGGTATATCAAATAGCGTAGTTGGCGCAGCAGCAGAAGCAAGTGGTCTAGCTTTTGGTGCTAATATACCAGGCGGATTAGGTGCTAATTTTGTCAATAATAACAGCATTGTAAGTTTTGGAATGACTTCACTTTCTAGTAATATACCTGCGGCAGCAAGCAATTTACAAAATTTAGGTAGTTTTTCTACAGAAAACCTATTACGATTGCAACAACCTGCGAATGTTGCTGGTCAAATAATAAAGGCAGGGTTAGGAACCACCACTGGATTAACAAAACAACTTATCCAAAATAACATTCCAGTTGCAGGCGTGGATAATCCAATATATGACGAACCTGTTCAAAAAATACTAAACAATATTACTGATGATACTGCTGTAGGCGCAGTAAGCAGTCAATTTAATTTAAGCACTAACATTCATCATCTTGGACAACTTACAGATATGAGCGTGATGGCACCAGATTTGCTTGCAACAAGCCCTAGCAAAAATTTTAAAGATTTGGGTCAACAATTTATAAGTTTAGGAATTACCAAAGCTAAAACATTTGATGAAATTGGCACTGCGTTAAGCAAAACTGATCCTGGTTTTGATTTAAATCATTTAAGTCAAATGCCTACTCCAATGTATCCGCCAGCAGCAGATACCCTTAATCAAACATTTGGATATGGTGGTGGCAGTATTGGTGAATTAACAATGGCAGATTTTCTTGGAACTGCCGCAGGGTATGTGCATAACGATACACTGCCAGCAATAACGCATGCCAATAATGTTATAATGGCAACGCCCGCTGGACAAACTTTAAACGGATTAATTGTGCAGTTACAAACTTTGCTTTCTGGCGGATATCACGCGCCTGGCAGTAGTTCTGGTGGAGGTGGTCAAACATCATTAACTGGATTTATTAATATTAATAACACCATTTATACCACACTCGACGATGCAGTGCTTGCGCTAGTTTCTGCTATCGAATCACAACTTACGGTAATAAAGAACAGCAGCGATCCAACTGTACAAGCAGCAATTGCTGCTAGTGAAATGGCTCATGCTGCAAGTTGTGCACACATACTTAAAGAAAATCATCATGTTACTACTTTTGGAATGGATATTTTTGCTCCAATTCAAAATAATCCAGTACAAGCATATGTATTTGCAGATGGTTTGCCTTATTATGGACAACAAACTGGATATGGTCAAATTGGCGAGTATTTGGAGCGTGTTGCGCAGGATAACATTTATGGCGATGCCATCAAAGCAGCAATGCGTCAAGGTCGAAATGCTGTTGCATTAGGGTCATTGGGCGTTAATGTTGAACGATTTAAACTACCACATAGTCAATATTATCGTGATCCTGAAGGTTTTTATCTTGCAGCATATACAGGCGAAATTCCGTATGTACCAATGAATTTACAAGACCAAGTAATACCACAAACACCAGAAGACACATACATTGAAGTTCGTAACCAAACACTTGTAAATGCTGGTTATGATCCTACTACTTTACTGCCTGCACAAGCAGACCAAACCTATTATGATCTGCAACATGCGGGCACAAATCCACAAGTACTTGAAAGCATTGGGCTTAACGTATTGCAACAAGCAATTGAAAGAAATATATTCGTACTTGGAAATTCAATTTACATAGTAAGTCTTGATGGAAATAAAAATTTATTTGCAACGATAGACAAAAACGGCTTGTTCTTAACAAACAATGATTTGTTTATAGCAACAGCTTTTGCTATTGTTAATAAAATTCTTTATGGCAATATAGGAACTACTAAAAATAATACACCATTTGGCACTGATCAAATGATTTATGGTATATTAGAAATGCTATCACAAATTACTCCATCAAATATTGATGCTCTTGCAGGTACATTACTTGGAGATTCTGTATTATCTGGTCTATTAACAAAAATTAATAGTGTATTCAAGCAAATAGTGCAACAAACGAATAATAATCCCGCATCAGACTTATCAATACTAAGTCAAAGTGATAACCAAAATCAAACTTTAATACCAATATCAGCGGTGGTTGGAAGTCAAAATATTCAGAATTTTGGTCAGAGTGGAACTCTAAATCAAAATATAACAGGCAGTGATCGTAATATTGTTTCGCCATGGGGCGGCAGTGGACCAGATGCCGAATATGATATACCAACAAAGAAATGAAAGCCAACGTAGAAAAAATCTGGCATTTTACGTGTGAGTTCTGTAAAATGTGGTTTAGTATCGCCGTTATGGACGATTGGAAGCCTAAAAAACTATATTGCCCTCATTGTGGTAAGCAGCAGCAAATAACCCTTGACATAAACCCTGAATAGTGCTATAAATAATATACTATTGTTGATAGCGACTAATAGATGGTCAAGACCAGGGAGCGTCACCCTGCGGGTCCACCATAAACACATTAGTAAAGTGATGTGTTTACTCTGGGCCCGAAGTAGGTATCGATTGGCATTGAAAAGGTTGAAGTAGATAGTGGGTTGGATGCCTTATAGTCCAAAAATCGTAAGTGCAAACGACAATATGGCACATGATCTTCGCCTAGCGGCTTGATCGGAGTTCGGTGGGAACTTGGCAACAGAATCCCACCACTTTTTTATTGAGGGCGATGAAAAAACTTTTATTATCTTTGGCACTGCTCTTAACAGTGAGTTATCCTGTTACAGCCAAAGAAACAAAATCCCAAAAACCAATCGTTATTGAATCTCCTAGCGAGTGTGTTGCCCAAGCTATCAAGAATGAAGCTGGTGGTGAAGACTATGAAGGTCAAGTTGCAATTGCCTGGGTAATTCGCAACAGATTAGAAAGTGGCAAATTTCCAGGTTCACCGTGTAGAATTGTATATGAAAAACACGGCATTGATTGCCAATTTACTTTTATTTGCTTTCCATTCAAGCCAGTTGAACAAGATAAAAATCGCAATGATTTTTACAGCATTGCGATGATGGTACTATATTCAACCTATATGGTTGATCCAACCGATGGTGCCCTATATTTTAATAATAAACCTTTTAAGAATAAAGGGTTCAAGTTTATTAAAAAGATAGGACACCACTGGTTTTATAAGGATGCAAATTAGTTGATGCTTTGTCCAGTATCACGGATATTGGTTAGCTTTTCAATATAGTGATCCATTCCGTGGTCATAAATGCCATCAAATAATTGACCTTTGCTCCAACTACGCTTGTGCGCACGGAACATATCTTTCCAACGTTGCCAACGGCTCAATGGACGAATATTACCATAGAAATTGATATAGCATAGTTGACCGTGGTGCTTGAATAGCAACACTGGCGGCGGAACGTGTGTTACCATATCATTACAGTTTACAAAACGATAATGTTCTGTTTTAATATCAGCAACATAATCTGCATTACCAAGACGTGGTTGACCAAAGGATAAAAGTTTTACTGGCGGATAACCAGCAAATTCTAGTTCTTGGGTGATATAAAGTGCCATTGCAGCACCAAGACTGTGACCAGTAACATATATATCTTTCCCTTTATTCTTCTTTGCCCAATCTAATACTGCGTCAAGAATCTTACGTGCTTCACGGCGAAAACCCTCATGAACCCATCCCTTGCCATGACGCTTTGGAATGGTATCAAGGTCAGCAAGTAAATCATTTGGTTGTGTAGGCTGTGTTCCACGACATGCAACAATAACTTCGCTATCACTTGCAGCAACATGTCCTTGTGCGCCTTCATTGTCAAGGAACTTATATTTCTTAAATCCAAGATCACTATAGATTTGCTTGTTATCATCTTGGTATGCAGCACTAGCGAGTTGTGCCATAGTTACTGCTAATTCGGGTAGGCTTTGGTCTTTTAACATAATTGATTCTCCCTTATAATATTATTTAGTGGAACCGATTTGTCATAAATGGTGGACTAAATATCATACATTCAATTACACGTAGTTTTTCAACGATTCGATTCAGTCAACAAACCAAGGAAAAATTATGTTCAGAAAACTTATTACAGCCGCAGTGGGTGCGGTTATGTCTTTTTTTGCTGTTGAAGCAAATGCACAACAAGCATACAATATGATAGCAACGGCATATGTTACGACTACTATTAGTCAAACAGTAGTCTTTGATAGCAATATGCAAGCTGGTGGAACATTTGTCTTGAGTGTTCTTGCTCACAATGGTGGCGGTCGTGCAAATCAAAGTGATACTGCAAACGTTAAAATCCAATTTTACACGGCTAGCAATGCGCTCGTAACAAGCGTTAATACTAATTATAGCAATAACCTACCAAATCCAAATGCGTTGGGCGGCAATCCACAGATTGATCCTGCTGTACCTTGGACAACTCTTACTACAAGCGCAACACTTACAGCAGCACAAGCCGCAACAGTAGCATACGCAACAATTAGTGTATATGGTGTAGATGGTAGTTTCTGGGCAGGTGATTATGGTCCGTGGTATCAAGCACCTACTTTTACTTTTAATGGCGGTGGTAACTTAGCATATAACCCAGAATTTGGTCCCTATAATGGAACACAAGCACAAGGTTGGTCAATAAGTCCTGCATTAGGTGCTTGTCAAGGTGCCTGGGGCGGAAGCAATGCTTGTATTGTAAATAGCAGTGGTCAACCTGGTGTAAGCACAGTAGGGCTTGTGGCTAACCAAAATGGTGGTGGACCAAGCGCAACTGGCGGTACAACGAGTGGTCAAGCGGGTGGTTATAACAGCACTATGAATGTATCAAACGCACCTGGTAGTGGAAATAATAACAATAACAATAATAACAATAATAACAATAATAACAATAACAATAATAATGGACCTGTTGCAATTAACAATGCAAGTGGGACAACTGCTACTAACCCTAGTGGTACGACTACACTTGGTGTAACAAATGATGGTACATATACTAATAACGGAACAACCGGCGATGTAACTAATAACAGTGGTGGCATTTATACTAATAATGGTACAGGTGGTGCAATAACAAATAGTGGCACATTTACAAATAATAGTGGCGGAACAGTAACAACAGTTACCAATAACAGCAGTGGCACTTTTACAAATAGCGGAACTACTGGCGATGTAACAAATAGTGGCAGCTTTGCAAATAATAGTGGTGGAGTTACTGGCAATGTCATTAATAACAATGGAGGACAATTTGTAAACACTGGCACAACGGGAACTGTAAACAACAGTGGCTATTTTACAAATAATAATGGTGGTACAACTGGAGCATTTACAAATAATGGAACTCTTACAAATAATACTGGCGGAACAATTGCAAGTTTGACAAATAACAATAATGCAACAAATAACGGCTCAATTACGGGTAATGTCACTAATAATATAAACGCAAATCTTACAAATAGTGGAACTATAAGTGGAACACTCACAAATATTGGCACTACAAACAATACTGGAACTATTTTAGGCTCAACAACAAATAGTGGCACACTTACAAATAACGGCACACTTAATACAGTAACATCTAGCGGAACATTCAATAATAATGGAACAACTGGAAATGTAACAAATACAGGAACTCTTGATAACTCAGTAACTGGAACATTGTTAACATTAAACACAAATGGAACTGCAACCAATGAGGGCACAATTAGTGGTTTAACTACTGTTAATGGTGGCACATTTGGTAATAGCGGTTCTGCTGGTGATATTACTATTGTTACTGGTACCGTGTCTAATAGCGGAACTGCGGGCAATGTTACAAATAGTGATACATTTGATAATGCCGTAGGCGGAACTATTACAAGTTTAACTAATAGTGGAACTGCCACAAACGAAGGTACAATCAGTGGTAGCGTTACAAATAGTAGTGGTACATTTACAAACAGTGGAACTACGGGTGCAGTTACTAATAGTGGCACATTACATAATAATGCAACTGGTGTAATTACAAGTTTAGTTAATAACGGAACAGCAACGAATAGTGGTACTGTTACAGGCAGTGTAACTAATAGTAATTCATTTACAAATAGTGGCATGATTGGCAGTTTAACCAATACAGGAACTGCTTCAAACAGCGGAACTATTACTGGCCTTACCACAATTACGAGCGGAACTTTCACAAATAGTGGAACTACTGCTTCAGTAAATGTTGCAACGAATGGAACAACTACAAATAGTGGAACAATGGCTGATGTAACAAACAGTGGCACATTTGATAATACATTAAATGGTACGATTAATAGTTTAACAAATAGTGGAACAGCAACAAATGAGGGCACTATCACAACTACTGTAACAAATACAAGTGGAACATTTACAAACAATGGAACTACTGGCGATTGGACCAATGGTGGCACTATTACAAACAGTGGAACTATGGGAAATGGTACAAATAGCGGTAATTATACAAACAGTGGAACAGTAGGTACCGTCAATAATAGCGGCACATTTACAATGAATAATGGCACAGCAAGTGATATTACAAACAGCGGAACACTAACATATAATAGCGGCACAGTCAATAGTGTGAATAATAGTGGAACATATAATGTAGTAGGTGGGGGCAACACTATTGCATTAAATGGATATACTCAAACAAACTCTGGTACCACTGTTATTAATCTAACTCCAAATGGGGTTCAAAAGTTTAACATAAGTGGACCAGCAACACTTGCTGGTACTCTATCTTTAAACACTGCAGTAGGACCATATAGCTATAGCAGATTACCTATTATAGCTGCTTCTTCTGTTGCAGGAAAATATGATATTCTTAGTTTAAGCAATGATTATCTATCGCCCCTTGGTTATGAATTGGCATATACTAATAACAGTGTTACTCTTGATATCACCCCAAGTAGTATTGCTACCCAACAAGGTATTAATGTGGTTGCTGGTGATCTAAAAACAATAGATAGCATTATTTCTAGTCAAGTTAGCGGTGCTGTTGGCAGCGATTGCCCAAGCACTGGTGAAAATGGCGGCTGTGTAAGCGTAAGCTATGGTATTAATAAAACTGGAACAGGTAGCCTACAAAGCGGTGGAATTACTGTAACAACAAATATTACTGATAACTTCAGAATCGGTGCATTTGCAGATCAATCTACCGATCCTAAAACTGATACTGTAACTTATAAGTCATCTGCGCCTGTGATTGGTGCAACAGTTGGTTATAATAATGGCGAAGGTCTTGATATCACTGCTAGTGCTGCTGTTGGTTCAGGACAATACACTATTACTCGTCCAACTATTGCATACGCTGAAAGCGGCACGGGTACAAGTTCAGTTAATAGCCAAGCATATCAAGTGAAGGCTGCGTATACTATACCGCTTATGACGGATATTAGTTTAACACCCTATGCTGGTCTTCGTTATACTAACTTAAATGTTGGTGGTTATACTGAAACAAACGCAGTATTTCCACTTACCGTGGCTTCATATAGTCAAAAAAGTACTGATATTATTGCTGGTTCAACTTTAAGTTTGGTAATTACAGATGAATTAACTGCTACGTTAAGTGCTGGCATTACACAAAATATAAGTGCAACACCTGGTAGTATTAACGGAACAAGTGACATTGTTAATGCAAAAACAATTAACACTCCACTTTCATCTAATAATGCTACATCATTTGGTTTGGGCGCTGGATTAAGTTATGAAGTTGCACCTGGTCAACATATTAATTTAAATGTTGGTTGGCAACAAAAATCAATTACAAATCCAGATGTAACTGGTGCAGGCATAAGCTACAGCTTAGCATTTTAATTATTGAAATGATAATGCCCCTATGCTAAATTAAAGTATAGGGGCATTTATGTTTTTTTTAATTAGCACTCATCATGATAGTCGTTTTCCAGTAAATCATACTCTTACTGAAAAATATATTTTAAATTGTGATGATGGGTGGCAAAAAATTACAAATGAAAAATGTAAAGTAGCATGGTTTAAAGGTTATTCTTTTGAAGATTATAATTGCCTATTTGATGACCCCACACCAAAACATAATGGCAATTTTTGTTTAATATACGTTAATTTAAATGATGAAATCATAATAACTCACGATAAAGAACGTTCTTTTTCATTATGGAATAATATTATTTCATTTGGAAATATTGGTCTACCGATGAACAAAGTAGTTCATGCAAACACATATTTAAAAATTGCACAAACGGCAGTAGATGTCATTGAATTTCCTGTAAATTATACTGTTGGAAAAAATCTGAGTGAAGACGATGCAATCCAAGTAATATATGATATATTAGTAAATAAATTTAATTGGTTAAAAAACAATTGCAAAACAACGCCTCAAATTTTTTTTACTGGTGGTATTGATACGTTATTGTGTCTTGCGATGTTGCGTCATTTAAAAATTGACCATAATTTAATAATGAACGAGTATATCACATATGACAAATTTATGTCAAATTTTCATACAACTTTTAATAATAAAAAATATTGGGCTTATCGGCAAATACATTATTGGACAAACCCAACTTGGTTAGTAACAGGGTCAATGGGTGATGAGAATTTCTTACGTGGACCATTTAACATTAATTTGTGGTTGTCAAGTCGTGGTTTAAAAATTGCAGATATTATAAAAAATAGTGATTATCACTATACTTATTTTTCAAAACCAGAAAATTTAGAAATAAATTTTGATGCAAAGTTAAAATTATACACAAAAGATAAGATAAAGTTATGCGATAAGATTATTAAAATTAATTTAAATGATCATCAACACTGGCATTTAGGAAATACTTTAACTTTTACTCCGTATAAGGATATTAATATTCTTACAACAATATTAAGTATGAATGATGAAGATATAAAAAAACAAATGATGGATGCTAATTTGCAAAAGAAAATTATTGCTAAAGTAGCACCAGACCTGTTAAAGTATCTAAGTTTGCAAAAAAATACTAGCTATTCAAAATTGTGGGAACTATATAAGGACTTATATGATGGATCAGCCTAAACCAAACCTTGAACAAGATTTGTTTGATAGTCACTATATCCGTGATAAAGCACGGAATAATGACACATATTGTCAGCATCTTTATGCTACGCTCTGCAATAATGAGTTTATCAAGGCAGAAGTATTGTCAATTTTAGCAGCAGAACACTGGTCTTGCTCTTGGCGTCATGCTGGCGGTATTGCTGCTGGGTTGTATGAAGGCACCTTTAACGGCGATTATATGCGCTATTACGTGAGCAATATGATGGATAGTGCCGATTATATTACCGAAGGAAGTGTTGACGAAGAAATTCGTGAAGATTTCAAAAAAATTGGTTGGTATGTGGTTGAAAACAAGGTAAATATATAATGTTCTTAAACATTTTAGCACTCTTAAGTGCCATCTCTATCAGTGGCGTTGCAGCATATTATAGTATTGCTGGTCTTACTGCAATCTTTAGTGGTGCAGTTATTCCTATTATTATTATGGGTGGTGTATTGGAATTTGGTAAAATTATTACCACCGTATGGCTACATCAAAATTGGACACGAATAAATTTTCTTGTAAAATGGTATCTGGCGCTTGCCGTGCTTGTGCTAATGTTTGTAACAAGTATGGGCATCTTTGGATTCCTATCACGGGCACATATTGAAACGACTAGTAGTGTTGGTGATAATACTCTACTCATTGAACAAATTGACCAAAATCTTGGTGTAGAACAACAACGTATTAAGGATAACCAAGCTGTTATCAAACAAATGGATGATGCTGTCAATGGACTGTTAAGTGGCAGTGCATCAAATGCTACAAAAGACAACAACCGCACAGCAACCCTTGCTACTCAAGCAACTAAGTTGCGCGATAGTCAAAAGAAAGACCGTGAGGCTGCTAACAAAACTATTGATGATACCAATAAACGTATTCAGGATTTGAATAGTCAAAAACTTAAACTTAACCAAGCACAGTTAAAAGTTGAGGCAGAAGTTGGACCAATTAAATATATTGCCCAATTAATATACGGAGATAATGTTGATAAATCACTACTTGAGCGAGCAGTTCGTTGGGTTATTATTTTCATTGTTGCTGTTTTTGATCCCCTTGCTGTTTCTTTGGTGTTGGGCGCAACAATGGGTATCTCTGGTAGACGAAAAGAAAAAGAAACACGAGTAGAATATGTTGAAAAAATTGTTGAAGTTCCCGTGGAAAAGGTTGTTACAGTTTATAATAATGATGCTATTCTTCGTGCTGATGCGCTTGCACTTGAAGTTGAAGAACTTCGTAACCGTCCGCCCGAAGTAGTAGAAACAATAATTACGCAAGCTGTGCCTTTTTTTGAAGAACGTACTGTTGAAAAATTAATAGAAATTCCAACCACCACAGTTATTGAAAAAATAGTTGAAGTAGAAAAGATTGTTGAAGTTCCTGTTGAAACAATTAAAGAAATTGAACGAGTGGTAGATAATACCGATAATAAAACCCTACTTGATTTAACTTCTGCACTTGACCAACTTTTAAAAGAAGTAGAAAATAAAAATAATGAGATACATAGACTTCATGCAGAAAATGAAATTCTACGTGAAGAACGTGGTGGAGTTGATGAAAAGGCATACTTACTTGACGTTGATACCGATATTGTTGGTCCACAATTTCCAAGTGTGGCTGGCATAACGCCATATGTTGGACAACTTTTTATCATAACCAATGAACCAAATAACTTGTACAAATGGAACGGTGATAGTTGGATTTTAGTTGACAAACAACAAAATACTGGTTATACTGATAATATCAGTTGGAAACATTGGCAGTTGGGCAGATTACAGCGAGCAGAAATTGAGTTTGAAGAAATGACTACTGCCGAACAGACTGCGCTAGAAACGTTAAATGTATGAATGATAGCAGAATAGTAACCGCACCAGACTTAGACCTTGATGCTAGGTTTAAGATACTGTTGGTTGATTGTGAGTGGAGTGATATTGAACGTCTAAGCACTAGCATAAATTCATTAGATGCTAATATTACTCTATTTTTATATGGAAGTAATGATACAGACGATACATGGTGTATTAACACCAATAAACATGCTTATGCTACCATAGTAAATTGCAGATTTACTGGCAGCAAAGAAATACTAAAAGGTTATTTGCTTGCTCAAAAAAATACTTGGGCATTAGGGCAAAATGAAATTGGTTCAGCAATACATAGAAATGTATTTGACATTTATTCGTGGATGCTGCTACAATATAATAATTATTTAAAAGAGGAAAATAATGGCACACAGACCAGAAATTGAAAACGTTCGTCAACGTGGATTTTTTGTAGAGGTTCACAATAATGATGTAAACAAGGCACTTCGCAAGATGAAAAAGGTTCTCCAACAGGATGGTATTTTTCAACTTCTTCGTGAGCGTGAACGTTTTGAACAACCAAGCATGACTCGCAAAAAAGCAAAGGCTCGTGCCCAGAAACGTTGGCAAAAGAAGTTAAAAGAACTTCGTAATAGTGGCATCGCACAATAATCAATAGGTAAAAAATGCGTATAATCAACGATCAAAAGTTGGATTTCTCCGACGTTTTAATCTTGCCTAAACGGTCCACACTTACAAGCCGTGAGGAAGTATCCTTAGAACGAACTTTTACATTTCGTAATAGTCATCGTTATTGGTCTGGCATAGGAATTATGGCGGCAAATATGGATGGCGTTGGAACATTTGAAATGGCAGAAAAACTTGCCACTTACAAGATGTTTACATGCTTACGTAAGAATTATACAGCAGAAGACCTTATCCTATGGATTGGGCGCACTGGCTATGCAATACAAGACTATTGGGCTTATGGTCTTGGCATTAAACAAGAAGAATACGAAAATTTCAAACTTGTTAAGAGAATGTTGCCAAAGGATAATATCAAGTTTGTTTGTATTGATGTTGCCAATGGTTATACAGAACGATTTGTAGAGTTTGTTAAAAAATTCCGTAGTGAAAATCCTGACCTAATTATTATTGCTGGTAATGTAGTCACTGGTGAGATGACAGAGGAGTTGTTGCTTGCAGGAGCAGATATTATTAAAGTTGGCATTGGTCCTGGCAGTGTCTGTACTACTCGTCTCAAAACGGGTGTTGGTTATCCACAGCTTAGTGCTATTATTGAGTGTGCTGATGCTGCTCATGGGCTTGGTGGACATATCATTAGTGATGGTGGTTGCACTTGTCCTGGCGATGTGTCTAAGGCTTTTGGGGCTGGCGCAGACTTCGTAATGCTTGGCGGTATGTTGGCTGGTCATGATCAAGGTGGCGGTGATATTGTCACACAAACTACTCGCAGTAATCAGGTATGGATTCAAGACGATGGCACTCCTGATGATATCTTTACTACCAAGCAGTTTGTAAAGTTCTATGGTATGAGTTCAAAGTCTGCCAATGAAAAGCATAGTGGTGGATTAAAATCATACCGTGCCGCCGAAGGCAAGGAAGTAGCCGTGCCTTATCGTGGCGATGTTGGCGATACTGTTCAAGATATTCTTGGTGGTGTTCGCTCTACACTTACCTATACGGGTAGTAAGTCATTAAAAGAACTGTCCAAACGCACAACATTTATCCGTGTGAATAATCAAGTCAATAATGTTTTTGGAAAGTAATGGCATATTCTTCTACAAATAATCCGAGAGGTTTTTATGTTTATGCATATATTAGAAAATTAAACGGAATACCTTACTATATTGGTAAAGGTAGAAAAAATCGGGCATGGACTAAACATTATAATACTAGAACACCGAAAGATCAAACTAAAATAATAATTTTAGAAGCAAATCTGACTGAAATAGGAGCGTTTGCTATTGAAAGACGAATTATTAAATGGTATGGTCGCAAGGGAATTGAAGAAAATGGTGTATTATATAATAAAACTTTAGGTGGTGAGGGAACCTCTGGTATCGTTATGTCAGAAAACCATAAGAAAAAAATAAGTAACGCAAATAAAGGTAGAATAGTAACAGCAAAAACTCGTGCTAAATTGTCTGCTGCACACAAAGGCAGACCAATTGCATTTACCGAAGAAATTCGTGCTAAATTGTCTGCTGCAAACAAAGGCAGACCAGCACACAATAAAGGAAAAAAACATACACAAGAATCTATTGCCAAAATGAGTGCTTCACAAAAAGGCAAAAAGAAAAATTGGTCAATAGAAACTCGTGCTAAAATGTCTGAATTTCATAGAAATAGAACTCATACAGAAGAAGCAAAATTAAAAATTAAAAAAACAAGCCAAGAAAAAGCAAATAATCCCGAATGGCGTGAAAAAGTTAGAAATGCAACAATAAAAGGACTTGAAAAAAAATATGGACCTAATTGGAAGCAAGTAATGCAAGAAAAAGCAAATAATCCCGAATGGCGTGAAAAAGTTAGAAATGCAACAATAAAAGGATTTGAAAAAAAATATGGACCTAATTGGAAGCAAGTAATGACAGATTTGTCTAAAAAAAGAATTGAAAAAATAGAATTAAATCCAGATTTATTTGAAATAATTGAATAAAACCCCTTGACAAATGATGTGTGAATCACTAAATATATATAGACGATGCCATTATGGGTCGTCTACAGTATACTCGCTTTAAAAAGGAGAAACAAGCATGAGTAACCTATTACAGGTCTTCGACCAAAAACTTTTTGATAACCTTCATCGCACCACTATTGGTTTTGATCGTTTATTTGATGATATGTTGCGTGTAAACAGCATCAATGTTCAGCAAAATTATCCACCATACAATATCATCCGCAATGATGAAACCAATTATGAAATTCAGATTGCCATTAGTGGCTTCTCTGAAAAAGATATTGATATCACCCTAACTGATAATCAATTGGTTATCACTGGCGAAAACACCGACGAGGATACCAATGAGTATCTTCACCGTGGCATTGCTGCTCGCAAGTTTATTCGCACATTCTCACTAAGTGACGATGTTGTGGTAAATGCTGCAAAGGTTAAGAATGGCTTGCTTATCGTATCACTAGAACATGTTGTTCCAGATGAAAAGAAGCCAAAGAAAATTCCAGTAATTTCAGAATAGTTTACGCTAGTAAACACGGCGGGAATTGTCCCGCCGTGTAAATACAATAGAGATGAGTAAAATGAGCACAGAAACAGGCACTAAAACTCGTGTAAAGATTGCACCTAATCTTGACCTTACACCGCCGCCTCGTTATAAAGTTATCTTTATGAACGATAATGTAACCACAGTTCAGTTTGTTATGGCAGTTCTAGAACAAATTTTTGATCATAATACTGAATCCGCAGAGAATTTAACAGTAAAAATTCATGAAGAAGGTCAAGCAACCGTAGCTATACTGCCACATGAAATTGCCGAAACCAAAGCAGTTGAAGTTACACTGATCGCACGTGGAAATAATTTTCCGCTCAATGTAAAACTTGAGCCAGAAGTCTAAACCTCTATTAATTTTGGAAAATAAATTTCTCCAATGCCTTCATCTTCACGACCACGTGGATGGCATACATATCTAATGCCATCTATCACCTCATCAAATTCGTGATGAACATGCCCAAAACACCATGTATGAACTTTGCGATTAGTATTTGCAAGCAGTGCAGTTTGAAATAAACTGTTGCCTATGCGACCATAATGAACTGGATTATAACCAGGTGGCAAATAAGAAAATCGTTTCATTGGCGCAGTATGGGTAACAACAACTATATTATTGATTCTAGGATCATCGTTAAAATTTTCAATTTGATTATAAAGCATTTTGGCTTCATTTTTAGCAACAACAAAAATTTCACTTAATTTTTCTTCTTCAAATCCTTCAACAACTAAACGTTCCCAACATTCGCTACTACTCATTTCTGGCATACAAAAATCATATGTCCACCAACCGTTACAACCGACAAAAGCCGTATCATCTAATACAATACAACTTTTATGTAAGTATGTGATATTACGATGTGGCGCAATTCTTTCACTAAATTCAGCACAATGCTGTGTTATATTATTTTTATGATTGTGCTCATGATTACCATCAACAAATATAACATGTCTATAATGATTGCTTATTTCTACTAATTTTTCATAAGTGTAATTCCAATCATTGCTGATATCACCGGCAATAACTGCTACTAAACTTGTTCCTATACCATCGTAATCCAATAATTTTTCTTTGGACCACCAATTATCGTGCAAATCACTATATAAATCAAAATGCATTTTTTATTGTCTTTCTGTAGTAATTATATATAATAGTATCATGAATATTATTTTTAATCAAGAACTTGTGCAACAACTCAAAGAAAAGTATACTGTATTGGAACTTGATACAGTAATTCAACCAGATATGTCTGAGCCGCTTACTTTATATGCTGTGATTGAAGTAGATATAGCTGATATCTCTACAATTGAATTTTTTAAAGTAATGCATGCAGAGTTAATAACTGCCTATAAAGGCAGTGATTGGAAGAAAACAATAGACCTAGCAACAGCATTGCTCGGTCACTGGAATAAAGAACTTGATGAATTTTACAATTTAGTTATTGACTTTTCTACAGAATCTGCTAAAGTAAATAGAAGTTGGGACGGTATCAAGCATACTGTTCCAAAAGAATAAAGCCCAAATAGCACAGCGGTAGTGCAATGCACTTGTAATGCATAGGTCGGGAGTTCAATCCTCTCTTTGGGCACCATTTACTTTGGGGATTGCAATGAGTCGTTATTGGTCTGAAACAGCACTATTTGATTGGCTTCGCAAGAAGTTTGGTATCAACAAACCAGTTGCTCTTGAATGGGGCGAATGGTCTGTGTGGAAGCGTGAAACCAAATCAGCACATCCTATTGGTTATTGGGTAACCGAAACCTTTCCTCGTATTCTTGATAAAATTGATCGCAACACCGTTGGTCATATTGATAACGCTCGTTATTATCTACGCAACCGTTTCTGGCGTCAAACACATATTCTTCCAACAGGTTTATCAGTTGGACAATATCATGATTTAGATGAGCGTATTCTTCACGGTATTATGCAAGGGATTGTTGATTATGTTGAAAAAGAACTTGCGTGGAAGAGCCGTTGGTTAAGCACAGAAGAAAGCAAGAAAGTTGTGTGGAAGAGCGGTCGTTGCCCCGAACTTGGATTGAAGTATCTTGAATGGGAAAAGGGTTTAATTTATGACGAGTCATGGGGAATGGAACCAAGCGATCCAAAGTTTGGTGAATTGACTGACCAAGCACAACGTGCTATTGATGTGTTAAAACTTTATAACTGGTGGAAAACAGAGCGTCCACAGCGTCCTGACCCACATGACGCAAGTGGTTGGAGCCAGTATTGTGATGATATGGACAAAAAGTATGGACGTGATCATTTCTTTGAAAGTCGTGATAAAGAAACCGATGAAGAACGTGCTCGTAGCCGTGCGGCATTAGACAAGTCTCACGAAATTGAAGCAGCATACGATGCAGAAGATACTGCGATGTTGATGCTTGTTGTTCGTATAAGAAAAGGTTTATGGACATAACAATTTTTAACGGCGGCACGGCTGTGCTAATAGGTTGGAGCGAGTATAACTAAAAACCGTCTGTGAAGGCTGCAGACCATATCGGGCGGACTGGACAGGTGAGAGACCTGTGCAAGGTAATGGTGGTTGTGTCAGACAACCGAAGCCCGAAACTTATAGGGCCAGCCTAAAACCATCGTGGGGATAGCAACCCACCCGTTAAAAAACTATTGACAAAACGTAGACTATATATTATATTAGTAAAATAACAAAACAGAGAGATATGACAATGCTAATCATGGGATATAAAGATAAGCCAGAGTGGTCAAAGGTTCGTGCTGCGTTCAAACGTTGCACAGACTTGCCTGCCGCTGACATTGAGAAGATTGTCAAAAATGTCAAGGAAGGTAAAACTGAGACCATTCCTAATGACCATACTTTGTATGAAGACCTTAAAGAGTTAGGTATTCTTATTAAGTAAAAACTAGTTCTGATTCACTAAATATTATACTAGTGAATCGGAATTTGCATGATTAGTAATGACTATTGGTTAAAAATTCAAAATATTGCTGAAAACACTCGTTTGATTGAACAAGCACAAGCAAAAGTTGATATTTTTGAAAAACTATTTGATAGTTTACAAACTAAACATGTTGAAACTATTGTACTCCCTAGTTTTAATCCAATTATACTATTACTTGAGCAATATTACAAATGCACAGTAGTTGCTAGCCAAAGCGTAAAATATTCTTGGCAAAGCAGCAGTGATTTTGTTGATAGTATTAATGATATTACGGAACCAGTTGATATTGTACTTGCACTAGATGAATATCTTACCTATGCAAGCAGTGAGCAAGACCAGCGAGATGCGCTTGCTAAATTAAAAAATATTACTGGTGGAACTCTTATAACTACCCTTCAAGATTACAAAAATGCTGCTCCACATAAACGCAACGCAGTGGATTCTATAACTAGCAATGATCATGTTGTCGTCGAACAAAACATATTAGACAAAATTAATCGACAGAACTGGCAAACACATATATACTTCATAGAGAATCAACGAGATTTTACAGTTCTTGATGCTGAAAATCGTCGCACAATGTATTTTAAACAACTTGCAAAATACAGCAGCGATTTAAATGGCACTGGATTTACAGTTCAAAAGAACTTATTATATCGTGGCTTCTATAAAAGAAGTTATGAGCATATCATAACCTTAACTTTTTAAGGTGTACACGTGGTCGATATTAATATTGAAGAAACAATTGCGCAAAGTTTACGTGCGAGTGTAGAAAATTATCTACAAAACACTGATCTTAATACTATTATTGCAGAAACTCTACAAAAACAAATTAATAATGTAGTTTTGAATCTTACTAGCAAAATATTTAATGATATTGTAGGAAAGCGTGATTTATCCGCAGAAGTTAGTGCATTAATAAATGGTATACTTCATGATCAACTTGTCACAGTTGGTAAAAACCAAATGTTAGAAGTTCTTCGTGGAACAGATATGCAACAGCTTATTATGAACAGTGTTCAAACAGAAGTGCACAAGGTTGCTGGCAGTTATGAATTTCCTGTTGGTAGTATTCCTATTACCAGCATTTCTATACCGCCAAATAGCATTAACGGTGACTCAATCAATGAAGGAAAATTAACAAATTTTGCAAGCACTGGAATTTATGACCAGGCAAGCAAAATTCAATTAACTATTACTGATGAAGGCATAATTACAACTAATAATATAAGTGCTGAAAATTTATTAATTGCTGGCAGTAGTTTTGTTAAAGATTTAGAAATTGAAGGTGAATTTTCTTTAACTGGAAATATTAAACCAACACCACAATTTGACAATTATATTTTGCGTATCGCAAACAACGCCGCTGGTAATTTATTAGAATCATATAATTTATCTAATATTGACCTTCAAAATCGTAATATTGTTTTTGGTGATAGATTAATATTAAATGGTGATACACTTGGTCCACAAATTATCAACAGCAATATACGACGACTTGGAAATTTAACTGAATTAAGTGTTGAAGGTCAAGCAATAATTCACGAAACACTAGTGGTTACAAATAATAAAGTTGGTATTAATACAGAAAGTGCCATTGGTGCATTATCAGTATGGGATCAAGATGCTGAATTTACTTTAATTAAACATAGCCCAAAAACAATGTATGCTGGCAGCACAAGAATTACTGATATTGTATTAGGTAGCAATAATCAAGAACAAATTGGTTTACGCACTAGCGGAATTATAGAATTAAATGGGCCGGTTAGATTTAGTGGATTGTTAATTAGTATTGTAGATCGTATTCCAGAACGAGTTGGTGAACCTGGCGAAATTGCTATCATGAATGATGGCAGTGCTATATACAGGTGCCAAGGTCAAACTAGTTGGGGGAAGATTCTATAATGCGTATTTTTAAGTGGATTTATAATATTTTTGATGATATGATATACAAATATAAGCGTCGTCGTTTGCTCAAAGAATTGCGCAAGCGTGATCCATTTGTATATTGAGGAAAAATGTTATTAGGAATCAATGCTAACAATCATGATGCAAGTATCGCTCTTGTTGATGGGTCTAATATTCTGTTTGCTGGTCACGCTGAACGGTATAGCAGAGTAAAAAATGATCCACATCTTAATGAAGCACTTATTGATGATGCGCTTCAATATGGTATTCCAGATAAAATAGTATGGTATGAACAGCCATGGAAACGAGCAGTTCGTAATCTTGTAAGTGGGCAGCGTCCACTGCATTATAGTTTAAAAAATTATCTTAAAAAATATGGTTTAGGCAAGATACCAGTTGTGACCACACCACATCATGGTGCACACGCTGCTATGGGATACTATACCAGTGAATTTCCTGATGCTGCTATTGTGGTAATTGATGCTATTGGCGAACTAGATTGCACTAGTATATGGCGTGGTCGTGGTCACAAACTTTACAAAGTTTGGCACAATGTTTATCCGCAAAGTATTGGATTATTTTACAGTGCTATCACAGATTATCTTGGGTTTAAGCCCAATGAAGAAGAATATATTGTCATGGGTATGGCAGCATATGGTGAGCCAAAGCATCTTAAAGCAATGCTTAATGAGTTCTTTGGTGCATGGTCGCCACCTAATGTAGAGTTTAAGCATAATCTACATCGTGGTATGCGTTGGTGGACTAAACCAAAAGATGAAGATTGGAAGCCAGAAGATATTGCAGCTAGTGCACAAGCAATTTATGAACAATATTTACAAGCAATTTGTCGCTATGCTCGTGAAGTGATTGGTAGCGATAATCTTGTATTGGTAGGTGGTTGCGCACTTAATTGTGTAGCAAACAGTAGATTAAAAACATTTACTGAATTTAATAAGATATGGGTGCCACCAAATCCTGGTGATGCTGGTTTAGGTTTAGGTGCAATTACCTATCATACCAAGAAGCATGTGCACCTGAACCATGCGTTTCTTGGTTATAACATTGATCGTAGGGTTGATGTTCGTGCAATAGTCGATGCGCTTGAAGCAGGTCAAGTTGTAGGCATTGCCAATGGTCGTGCTGAATTTGGTCCACGAGCGTTAGGCAATCGTTCGTTGCTAGCTGATCCTCGTGGACCCGACGTAAAAGATCGTGTAAACGCAATAAAGAAACGTGAACCATTTCGTCCATTTGCTCCTATCATACTCAAACCTTGGTTCAGTGAATATTTTTATAGTAAGATGCGAGTAAACCATGACTATATGCAATGGGCAGATGCTTGTCTTTCGCCTGGTGATTTTCCAGCAATATGTCACGTAGATGGTACATCACGAGTTCAAACAATTGACCAACCTACTCCGAGTATTATACATAAAATTTTAGAAGCATGGTATAGTAGAACTCGTTGTCCAATGTTACTTAATACTAGTTTGAATATAAAAGGTGAACCATTAGTAAATAATTTAGCAGATGCAGAGCAATTTAGTCAATTGCACAATATAAAGGTATTTTAATGCGTGTAGCAATATTGGGTGATAGTTTTACATATACCTATAATGAGACTTGGATAGAAAATATATGTAAAGAATTAAATTTTAATGTTGTATTTCATGTTGGACATCGTGGACACAGCCAATTTAAAATATATAAAAGTTTTTTAGCTTGTTTAAATTTAAATCCTGATGTAATCATATATGTTTATACAGGCTATAGTAGATTATATAACGAACGTTATCCTCTTAGCACAAACACAGTATTTCAATCTGCGCTTGCTAATATTATTTCCAATCCTGAATTAAAAAAAGCTACGCAACATTATTATAATCATTTATATGATGATAGTTTTGCAAAAACAATTGATATCTTATTAATAAGAGATATTCAAGAACAATGTAAAAAAAGAAACATAAAATTAGTTAATATGCCTGCATTTGAACATAACCATATGGAAAAAAATTATGGTTTATGGATTTTTTCAAATGGTGGTTTGAATGAACTTTGCATGGCAGATTTTAAAAAAACTACAAACAAAGATTGGAATGATGGAAACTTTAATGACGACCGACTTAATCATTTTAGTTCAAGCGCGCATAGAATTTTATCAGATCAAATAGTTTTACATATTAAAAATTACATTAATTCTGATCAAGAATTTCATATTGCGCTGCTTTTTCCTGAATTATTTGCTTGACAATAGATTATTCTGTGTTATATTATTAATATGACACAAAAACGTATCGGCTTTTGCTGCAAATGGATTGACACTGTGGATCAACTTGATGGCTTTAAGCCCAAGGATGATGCACTCCGCTATAACAACAAAACCACGACTGTAGCTTGGTTAAACCGCCAGACTAAGGCAGTTGCCGAGCAACGTCTGTGGGATATCATGGAGCACAATACAGATGCCACATTACGATTGGTGGAGCGTGTGGGAACACTTGCACCGCAATTACGAATGGTACGCCTTAGTAGCGACATACTTCCTGTTTACACTGAGTCAACTTGGGGCTATTTCTGGACTGATAAACACCTTCGTGAAACCATTGCGAAGCGACTGGCCAAAGTTGGAGAGGCTGCTAAACGTCTTGATGTTAGGGTCAGTTTTCATCCTGGCCAATTTTGCGTCCTTGCTAGTGACCGTGAGAGTGTTGTTGCCAATTCTATCGCTGAGTTTGAATATCATGCTGATTTGGCTAGGTGGATGGGTTTTGGTTCTAGTTGGCATGATCACGGTTTTAAGATCAATGTGCATATTAGTGGTAAAGGCGGTCCAATGGCTATACGAGCCGTATATGCCCGCCTCTCGCCCGAAGCTAGAAACCTTATCACAATAGAAAACGAGGAATATACATATGGACTTGATTCTTGTCTCACTTTGGGTGATATCTTGCCTATCGTTTTTGACACTCATCATCACTGGATTCATAGTGGAGAATACATTGCACCGTCTGACGACCGTATTAAAATGGTCAAAGATAGTTGGCGTGGTGTCCGCCCTACTCTTCATTATTCTCTTAGTCGTGAATCTATGGGTATCTCTGATACTGGTAGACCTAACCTATCCACATTAATGGAAAATGGTCAAAAGAAAGGTACACTTCGAGCACACAGTGATTTTATGTGGAATAGTGAAGTAAACAAGTATATTGGTGAACTGTGGAATGATTTTGACATTCAGGTAGAGAGCAAAGCTAAGAACCTTGCTAGTCAAAAGTTATTTGAACAATTAACAAATATATTGACATAATTGCTGCAGTGCAGTATAAATATATGCAGTGCAGCAAAGGAAGTAATAATGCAACCGTACACTGTGGAAGAATTAGAATTTATTAACCGTGGCACAACCGCCACTACAAAGGAGAATGAAATGTTTGATACCGATGAATTTATTGATACCGTACAAGATGCAAAGAAGACAATGGTCAAGACCTTTGTGCAGAATGAAACTATTGCAAAGAGCCTAAATGCATTTGTTGATGCACAGACTGCCTATACAAAGGATGCTGTTAAAGCAGCAGCAAGTGCAATGGGAACTATCTCAAGTGAAATGGCAAAGTCAGTTGAAGAAGTTTCTGCTGGCAAGCATTTTAAGAAGATGCAAGAACAGGTTTCAAATGATCTGTATAGCACTTTCTGGAAAGAAGCATTTAAATTTTATTCCCCATCATACAAATAATTTGACATTTTAATTTAAATGTCATATTATAGATAGTAAATATCCACAAAGGAGATATATTAATGAATACTATTATTGTATTGTTTGGACTTGCTGTTTTGATTGCAGTAATTTACAAACTAATTAATCATAAAGATAAGACGCCTGATCCATTGGATCAGATGGAAGCAGATGCTAATGCAAAGTTGGCAGAAGCAGAAAAGGCAGTAGCGGCAAAAATGAACGAAGTATTGCATGTTGCTGAAACTGCCGCTGAAACACTAAAGGCAACAACTAAGCCAGAAAACATGAGCGACGCTGAATGGGCAATGAGTGATCAAAACCCAAACCGTGTTGAAGTTGCACCTGTTGTAGTAACAGCGGAAACAACTGTAGCTGCAACTATAGATACGACAACATCAGAAACTACTGCAGAAGCGGCACCAGCCAAGAAACCTCGTGCTAAGAAGGCTGCTACTCCCAAGACAAAAAAGGCAAAGTAATTAAGAACCTGCGGCATCGGCACGAGCCAAAACTAAAGATGTCCGTTAAAAAGACCGCTTCACGGCGGTCTTTTTTGTTGACAAACTTCATAAATGTGTTATTATAAATCATCAGCAACTATTATAGGTGAACTATGAGCAATATAATTGACTGTGAAAACATGTTTATTAACATGCGTATGATGACGATGGTAAAACGTTATTTGCGTGATAGTGGCAAGGACAGTGAAGCCACTGTAGAGTTTTATCCCGATGAAAGTAGTCCAACAGGTATTGGTCTGGTGCTTGTTGATAGAAACGGTCATTCTAGAAAAATTAGTAACGATATCATCAATAATTTATTGACGAAAGTATCGTAACCATATATAATAATATCAATAATCGGAGAACAAATTGTCAAAGAACGTATTAATTACGGGTGGTGCAGGTTTTATTGCCACTCATGTTATCGACCATATACTTAAAACTACTGACTGGAATATCATTAGTCTTGATCGTTTAGATTTTAGCGGCAATCTTAATCGCCTAAACGATATGATGCAAGACCATAGTCCACAAACACGAGCACGTGTAAAGGTAATCTTCCATGATCTCAAGGCTGAAATTAACCCCCTTACGAAGACTCGTATTGGTCACGTTGATATTATTCTTCACCTTGCCGCTGGCAGTCATGTGGATCGTTCTATCGACTATCCAATGGAATTTGTCATGGATAATGTGGTTGGAACTTGCAATATCCTTGAGTTTGCTCGTAAGTGTGATAATCTAGAACGCTTTGTATATTTCTCAACTGATGAAGTATTTGGACCAGCACCTGTTGGCGTGAATTACGGTGAGTATGATCGCTATAACAGTGGCAATCCGTATAGCGCAGCCAAGGCAGGTGGCGAAGAACTTGCAGTAGCATATGAAAATACCTATGGTCTGCCTGTCTACGTAACGCATACGATGAACGTATTTGGTGAGCGTCAGCATCCAGAGAAGTTTATTCCTATGTGTATTCGCAAGGCTCGTGATGGCGAAACAATTACGGTTCATAGCGACAAGACTCGTACTATTCCTGGTTCTCGTCACTATATCCATGCCAAGGATGTAGCAGAAGCCCTAATGTTTATTCTTGACTTGAAAGATTTTACAATGCCGCCAGAGTTTGGTGGAGCAAAATGCCCAAAGTTTAACATCGTAGGTAAACAGGAAATCAATAACCTAGAACTAGCACAGATTATTGCCGATAGTCAAGACAAACCTCTTAACTATGAAATGGTTGACTTCCATAGCAGCCGTCCTGGTCATGACCTTCGTTATTCACTCAGCGGTGAGTTTATGAAGAGCCTCGGTTGGGAACCTAAGATTGAACTAACCGAACGCATCAAACAAGTGGTTGATTGGACTCTTGCTCGTCCAGATTGGTTGAACCTAGATGTCTAAGAAGAAAACAAAGAAATACGGCGTTTTTATAACCAGTGCCATTAATGCCAAGTTCTCAATATATAAGCCAGAGGAACGACTTGCTCAGACACTAGAAACTATTGCTAGTGTTCGTAAGCGTATTCCTAATGCTGTTATTTGCTTAACAGATTGCAGTCAACCTGGCATAAGTGATGAGGTAAAGGCTCAACTTGTAAAACATGTTGATCACTTTATGGATTTCAGTACGGATGAAAACGTAGTATGGATTCATGACAACATTGAAGTTCAAGATGTTGTTAAGAATCTAACTGAACTTGCAGTTGTTCATAGTTTCTTTGAGACTGCACAGCAAGAAGGTTGGTTTGATGGCTGTGATCGTATCTTTAAAGTAAGCGGTCGCTATACTCTAACAGATAAATTTAACACTGCAGATTATGAAAACAATATCGTTGGTGACAAATATGTTGTAAGTAAGCGTATGCTAAGTCAGTTTGTGCCAGGCGTTACTGGCGTAGATCAACAGCATATGTTGCGTGTTTATAGTTTTGGTGCGAATCGTATTGCAGAGTTTATTCTACTTCTTGAAGATATGACTGAACATATGCAAGACCGTGTTAATGCCGGTGGATATATAGATATTGAACATCTTTGGTATAAGTTCTTGCCAAAGGCGGATGTAGTAGAGTTTGCCCGAACTGGTGTTAAAGGTTTAGTAGCACCAAATGGACAAGCAATAGAAAATTGAGTTATTGGGGAGTGGTATAATTGGCAATACGCCTGACTTTGACTCAGGAGATTCCAGGTTCGATCCCTGGCTCCCCAACCACTACAAAAAACAGTAAAGTGCCAATATTTTGACACCCTTGTAACTACTAAATAATATTAGTTACAAGGGTATTATTATGCGTAAAATTAGCGCAATTTGTGTATTTTTAATGACAGTTCCTACACTTGCACACGCAAGTGAGATGACGTTTGGCTTTAAAAATCCTGAATTTAGTGGTGATGGTTTCAGTAGTCATGTGTTGACTATTGAAAACGAAGAATATACTCGTAAACAAGCCCTGATTGCACAGCAAAAAGCTGATGCCGCAGACGCAGCCGCAGCCGCTCAAAATACAAATTTAGCTAAATTTCTCAACAATCTGGAAAGCCGCATCTACGCACAGCTAAGTTTACAGCTTAGCAATGCTATGTTTAGCGATGGATCAACTACTGGAACTATGCAATTCGAAGGCAGCACTATTTCTTGGATTAAAGATAGCACTGCCCAAACTATCGCACTGACGGTAATTGATGCCACTGGCAACCGCACAGATATCACAGTTCCAATAGGGAGTTTCAAATTCTAATGTTTAAAATAATCGTATTATGTATTTCGGCACTTGCACTAGTGGGATGCAGAACATCGACTCCTTATTCAGCAAAGATTCCAACTGCGGCCAGTACTGTACCACAAACTGTAACTAAAAGTTATTACAATGAATTAGAAAATATGCCGCCTCCACATGGACCACCAATCACTATAGCAATGTATGGATTTAGTGATAAAACTGGTCAACGCAAAGAAAACGACAAGTTTTCAGTGCTAAGTAGTGCTGTAACGCAAGGTGGCGAAGTATTTCTTATTAAGGCACTGCAAGATGCAGGTCATGGTAAATGGTTTCAAGTTGTAGAGCGTGTTGGATTAGATGATCTTATTAAAGAACGTCAATTAATTCGTAATCAACGTGAAACTTATGAAGGGAAAGATGCTAAGCCGCTATCGCCAATGTTAATTGCTGGTATTATGGTAGAGGGTGGTATCGTAGGATATGATACTAATCTGCAAAGTGGTGGCAGTGGTGCTGCCATGTTAGGAATTGGAGTAAATCAACAATATAGAACCGACGAGGTTACTGTAGTTGTAAGATTGATAAGCGTACATACTGGAGAAGTACTAATCTCTGCTGGTGCTACTAAAACAATCTTAAGTACAGGCGGAAGTGGCACAGTGGTCACATTCCTAGATCAGAGCACGATGAGTTTACAAGTCGAGGCTGGTGCAAATGTCAACGAACCCACTACATATGCTGTACGGCTGGCAACAGAAGCAGCCGTTGTGGATATGATTAAACAGGGTGCACAAAAAAATCTATGGAGTTATGCGACTACTGAAAAAAAGAAGTCGTAAAACTCCGTAAAGGAGTAGGCATTTGAAAAACTTTATGAAAGCTGCAATCGGAATTGCAGGCATAATGCTAGCGAGTCAAAGTTTTGCTGGTACGATTAACAACGTTTATATCGACCAAGTAGGTAGTGGCAGCACTATTACGCTCAATCAACAAGGTTCAAACAATGAAATTGGAAACGAAACCACCGCTACTATTTTGCATGGCAATGGACAAACTGTAAGTATTTCACAAGTTGGAAGCGGAAATACGCATAAAGTTAATGTTGAAGGCACAAATAGTAACATTAATAGTACTGTAACAGGTGATAATAATACAACAACAATTAACTGCGGTGCTTCACCAAGTACAAGCTGCAATGATACTGCTATAACTGCAACTGTAACTGGTGGTGGAAATACTTCTAACATAACTGCTGGTGCAAAAAGCACAGTTAGTGCAGTTGTAAGCGGAAGCACAAATAACACAACCATAAATAGTGCTACAACCAATCTACTTGGCGCACGTGCGGATATTAAAGAAACAGGTGATTCTAACGTAGTTAATGTTCAACAAGCAGGACCAGCAGGCAGCAACGGATTTGATACAAAAGTTGATGTTAATGGCTCAAGTAACAGCGTGGCGGTAACACAGAATGGCACGATTGATAGCACAGTCAATATTAAAAGTGTTGGTTCTAACAATAATATTACTGTCACCACAAGTAACTAATGCTGCTATTGGTGTGGTAACTGAGCAGAACGGAATGGCAGAAATACAGCGTGAAAAACAAAGTATACCAAGTAATGTAAACAGCGGCGTCGAAATGAATGACGCCGTTGTTACTGCTAAAGCACGAGTTGGTATTACATTTGAAGATGCTACAAAAGTTGAAATAACTGAACAAAGTAAACTTGTAATTGATGATTTTGTTTATGATCCTGCACACGGCGATGCTGGCAAGTTAGGATTAAAAGTTGCTATTGGAACTGCTAGATACGCAAGTGGGCAGATCGCCAAAGATAATCCACAAAATGTGAAAATTGAAACGCCTACTGCTACAATTGGTGTGCGTGGAACAGATTTTAGTATGACAGTTGATGAATTAGGTCGTAGTCTTATTATTTTACTGCCTAGCTGCCCCGTAGGTTATAAAAACATTGACAAAGATTGTGTAACTGGTAAAATTGACGTAACAACTGATATGGGAACAGTGCATCTTGATAAACCATTTCAAGCGACTTCTACCAGTGCAAAAGAACAGAATCCAGCCAAACCCGTTATTCTTGCACTAAGCCCAGAACAAATTAACAACATGCTTATTTTGCAACCGCCAAAAAAAGCAGTAGAAGAAGACAACCACCAAAAAACTGCGCTTGATATAAATTTTCTTGATAAAGATTTTTTAAAATATGATGAACTTAATATGAATTATCTAGACGCATTTAATAAATTAGATCTTAATGCGTTAGATGTTCAATTTTTAAATAATATGTTAGACCTTGCTAATGCTTCATTATTAGCAAGTATGCTAGGCGGTGAAAACCAAATGTTACCAAATTATGCAGCCAATAAAGCAGCAGGATTAAAGTATGTTAAGATTGATACTAATTTAACTTTATATCGTCAAGGTGGTAATAGCTATACACAAATCACCATCGATAAAGATAGTCCAACTACCCTTAATTTAAATCAGGAAGGAACTAATATGACACAAAATGTTCAACATCCTGGCGGCAGTGTAATAACTATAATACAAGGAAATTAGTATGAAACGTTTATTATTCTTACTGTGGATTACACCTGCATCGGCTGGCAGTGTTTATATTGACCAAGTAGGCGATAGCAATAACATATTTGTAGAACAAACAAGTAGCGGCAATGCCGATGCCATTATGTTAAATCAAGG